CTATTCGCCTGCCGAGATAATCAATATTTATATGAATGAGGAGCAGGATAAGGAACGGTTTATTAAAAGGCTGCAACTGAATGAACACGTTTAGAAGTTGAAGAATCCCTTGCGTTTCTTGGTCTTCTTGCTCCTCTTCCGTTTGGATTTGGTTTTTTGGCTACTAGATGATGATTCATCCTTCTCCTCTTTTCCTTTTTTTTCCTTTTTATCCTCTTTTCCTTCTTTTTTATCTTCATCTTCATCTTTATCCTTCTTTGTATCGGTCGGTCTGTAACGCAAGAACCAAGAATCATATTCAGGTGTCTTTTTTTTATCTTTGAGCTCCTTGAATTTCTCCGCCTTTTCAGCCCGCATTTCTTCAATCGTCTCCTGATGCCCCATACAACTGATGGAGAAACGCCGCAAGACGCCCTTTTGCGCCAACCGATTCTTCGCCTGCACTTCAAACAAATACTTGGACATACACAAAATGCGGTCCTTATCATAATATGGTCTGTCTGCATACAAAAACGCCAAATAGAAACTCAACATCGTGTCAATTGTCGCCACTTTAACGTCATATCCATCCTCTTTGACAATATTATAACTATGGCACGCTAGTGGTTCATAAATAAACACAACAGTGTCGTTGCCGACTTGAATCTCGTAATGCGGTGCAATAATTTCACCAACAGATGGTCTCTTGATAATCTTCACATTTTTAATACCAATATCATTTAATCGCTCTTTTACGATTTGTGCTGTAACTAGCGGCTCCTCAGACAAGACATCAAAATCAGGAATCTTCTGTAACTTTCGCTGCAAATGCCTAGGCATATATTTGGCATAAATGGAAATAGCATAACCTCCAAAAAATACGACACCCTGGTCTACTAATGTTTTCTGTACATTTTCATAAATTTCATCCCCCTTCTTTTCGTCTGCCATTTTGCGCTGGAAATCAATGTGAGCACATTGACTTGCATTTAACGGATAATTCTTATTTAGAAGCGTCAGACGTTTCATTACTTTCTCCCAACGTGACACATCACCGGCAGGACGTGATAGTTCTAAATACATTCCCATACGCAGCAAATTGGGAGGCGCATATAAAATACCGGATATTTTGATGGTTTCCTTCTTAATAGCGTTGAATAGTTCCTTAGGCAACATAGTAATATCAGCAACTGGAATGAAATTCACAAACACCTTAAATGTACCGAAATGCTGACCCGATTTGGCCTCAACTTCAACGAAGCCTTCATCTACATACATATCAGTGAGTTCTTTGGCATCATTGAGTGCATTTGAACTGTAAAAATCGTAATCAGGGATTTCAATATCCTTGTTATAGAATTGGTCTTGTTTTGGCAAGATATTATTGATTGCAGTCCCACCATAGCAAATAAGTTTTTTCTTGCGTATGAAGTTTTCTACAATTGTAATTATTCGTTTAATGTCGGGTGAATTGGCTTCCTTGCGACCCTGCCGTTCCTCAGCTTTATCTACTGCGGAACGAAGAATTGCTAATTCACATTCTTCAAAACTCATTTTTGAATCACATATATTTTTTTTCATAATAATATTATAATATATACAGTTAAAATATTATTTTCATAATTGAAAAAGAAAAATTAATTACACATCCAATTTATAAAATGGACTTGTTATTGTTCTAGTGGCATATGAAAGCGCAGGATTTTGTTGCTTTGGCTCATCCACCATTATCTTAAGTGCTCTCATATTTGCAGGTTTCAAGACAAAGGCACTTTTATTATCATTAAAGAACATATCATTTTCTTCTACATTCGCATCCACATTCTGATACCGCATTGCAAGCATCTGGATGCCTAGTGAACGCATTACTGCTGAACTAGGATTGGAAGGGTTTGAACCTTTATCTGGTATGCCAATGGTCATTGCTTGTCTGTTTTGATTAATCAAATCATCTGGTGTTTGGGTATATTCTATTTCATTGTAGCGTAATAATTGCATATATGTTGAATTGCTTGTCATATTAACAAACTCGTAGAAGTCACCACATTCGTCTGTCTCTGAACAATCTTTACACAAGCAAGTATCATTGCTTTTATCTACAATAATAACAATTTTACCCATCATTTCAGACAGTTTAACTGCACCAAAGTTCTGAGGGATTCCATTTGCATCTTTATCTTCATATGTATAATTTGTCATTAACAACTCAGTAATACTGCCTAACATTTCTGATAAATTTTTATACATTGCCTTATTTTCACTCTTTATTCTCAAATGAAAAATAATCGGGTCCTTTGGATTCGGAACAGTTTCTGAAAATGCATTGTTTATAACCGTATCTATTACATCACTAAACTTAATATAGTTAAATGTCTCCTTGACGCAATAGTTTTCTACAGTTGATGTGGCTACAACGGGTTGATCATCAACCGAATAAATTTCAAAATCTAGCCCTCGAACACCTTGTTTTAATAAATCCTGCAAAGAGCACATTGTGACATAATCATTCTTATAATTACCCCCACTGCAGCAGTTGTATGCAGTTTTAATATAATAGTCATATAGAGAATAACCCGCTGATGCATCTACGTTGCCTATGGAGGTATTTCTCTCACCATATACTTCATCCATAAAATTACAATTACGTGTAGATTTACTATTTATTAACTTGGCATATATGGCAATTCCAACTACAATGCCTATAACGCATCCTACAGCAACACCTGCAGCCCCCATAACAGCGTGACCGATTACACTAAGCATAACTGATACTATTATTATTAGTGCAATACCACCAACAGTGCCGGAACCATTAAAATAGAAATAATACAGAAATGCCATTATAATAGTTAAAAATGTTAGGAATGTTAGCAATGTAATGGCTGTATTTTCTTGCATTTCTAATAAATCGTTAACTCCTTTTTTAATTGCGTCACCAGCTTTATTTGCTCCTTCTGAAAAATTTGGTGGTTGTGCTGACATTATCTTTATAATATATTAATTGTATAAAATAATAATAAAATTCATTGTTAAAAATCAAATATTTTAATTGTATTTATAAAATTAATATTAATGCCATTTATAATTAGTTAAAAAAATAATATGTTAGTATTATAATTACAATTAAATGCCAGGAGGACTTATGAATCTTGTATCTGTTGGACAGCAAAATATAGTTTTAAATGGCAATCCTTCTAAAACTTTTTTTAAAAGCACTTATTCACACTATACTAATTTTGGTCTTCAAAAGTTTCGTGTAGACTTTGAAGGTTCTAAAACACTGCGCCTATCCGAGGAATCCACTTTCACTTTTAAAATACCAAGATACGCTGATTTATTAATGGATTGCTATTTGTCAGTTGCTTTGCCCAGTATTTGGAGTCCGATTATACCACCACAGCAAGACGCTCCTAACCCAGAATGGGTTCCGTATGAATTCAAATGGATTGAGAATTTAGGAGCGAAAATGATTTCAAAAATCAGCATTACGTGTGGTAATTATACACTCCAGGAATATTCGGGTGATTATTTATTAGCGGCAGTCCAGCGTGATTTTTCTACTGATAAAAAGGAATTGTTTGATATTATGTCAGGTAATACAAAGGAACTAAATGATCCTGCAAATGTAGGTGGACGTGTTAATTCGTATCCCAATGCGTTTTACACAGACGCCCTAGCCGGTCCAGAGCCATCTATTCGAGGGCGAATCTTGTATATTCCGCTAAATAATTGGTTTGGTCTTAAATCACAGATGGCGTTTCCATTGACTTCCCTACAATACAATGAGCTACACATTGTTGTCACGTTAAGACCCATTAATCAGCTGTTTCAAATTCGTGACGTTTTTGATTACACCTATAATTATCCTTATGTTGCGCCGAATTTTAATGCATGGTATATGCAGTTTTACCGTTTCTTGCAGCCACCGCCTGATGTTGATGTTGGAATTACATCATTCACTGATACAAGAACCTTGTGGAATGCAGATGTGCACTTGAATTGCACATATGGCTTTTTATCCAACGATGAAGAGCGTCTATTTGCTATGGAAGACCAGACATATTTAATAAAACAAGTGCACGAGCAGATATTTTATAATGTGACGGGTCCTAACAAGGTGGCGTTAGATTCCCTCGGTATGGTATCAAATTGGATGTTTTATTTTCAACGCAGTGATGCAAATTTGAGAAACGAGTGGTCAAATTACTCCAATTGGCCTTATAATTATATGCCTCTAGATGTAGTTCAGGCTTCTGCAGAAGGCACCTATTTGGTTTACAGAACGGATGGAAGTGGTGCACAAACACCTACGTATATAGGACCTGGTGTGAATGTAAATGGCAACTTAACTGGTCTACTAGTAACATCCAATTATTCGCCTGAAAATGAAAAGCAAATATTGGTTGCAATGGGTATTTTGTTAGATGGGTCGTATCGTGAGAATATTCAACCAGCGGGTGTTTATAACTACATTGAGAAATATACTAGGACGAGTGGTAATGCCCCGTCTGGGCTCTATTGCTATAATTTTAGCATCCATTCTAATAATTCAAATTTGCAGCCATCGGGTGCAATAAATATGAATCGGTTTACGCAAATAGAAATGGAATTCACGACCATTATACCACCACTGGATCCCTTGGCGCAGAGTTTAACCATTTGCGACCCCCAAACAGGCAACATTATCGGTGTTAATAAACCTACTTGGCGCATTTATGATTACAATTTTAATATGGTACTGTTTGAAGAGCGGATCAATTTGGTTCACTTTATTGGTGGAAATGTGGGTCTGATGTATGCGACGTAAATCTTCTAACTTTTCAAAGGTGGATTAAAGGGTGATGTCAGAGTTCGCAGGAGTCGGCCCTATATCATAAAATGCACCTGTGATTGTCGTCGACACTGGGTAAAATGGTGCCGTCCTATATTCTTCTGGCTCTGCAGAATATTGATACGCTAACTTGTCGTCAAGCATCTGTGCCTGTTTATCATACATATTTTGCCATACAGGGATACCTTCATACACTCTAGGTAAAGCCTCATCTGTATTAATAACAGTTGATTTGGTTCCAATATCTGTTGTTAATGACGAGTATTGTGGTGTCTGATTAAATGTTAGTATGCCAGCATCATTATCCGGTTCAGCACCAAATTCAACATCTTCTACTTCTTTTTTAGTAGGCGGCTTTAGCAATGCTTGGCAGCCAAATTTCCAACAATCTACATCAGTAGAACATTGAACCCCTGAATTTTTTGAACAAGTGTTTTTTGGGCCACAGAAATTACTGCAACTAAAATTGGTATTAATTGGTAAATCAACTGTATGTGTAGTCAATGGTGTATTTGGATTATCATATGCAATTGATTCATAAGTATTCGGTTGAAATCCTTCTACTTGCCCAATATTGTTAGTTCCTTTCAATATAAAATAATTATTGGTTAGATATCGAAACCAATTGATAATTAACCAGGCAAATAAAACACATAATCCGGCTAACAAAATATTCATTTTATTTGTAATCAAAAATTTTGTTATTGATAAATTCATTATACAATAACAAAATAAATTATATTTAAGGAACGGGATAATAAATTTAATATATATTTATTATAAATAATGTCAACAGAAGAAATAGATGATTTAAAAGATACATCAACTCAATCAGATCCAACAAAAGACCCACAGTATTCAAAATTCTTTGCTAACTTTGGAGTATCAACTGCTGGTATATTAGTATTTGTTGCTCTTGGTGCTATTGGTCTTTATTTTACTAAAATTGCGGCGGCAAAAATAATACCTACTAACATTGAATTTAAACCATATACTTGCACACCAAATCCTGACCCCGAAAAAAGACCAGAAGTTATAATGATGAATTTAGTGCGAGAATTTCCTTTTAAAGGCTTAGGTATTTGGATGCCAGCAATCAGTAAATTCTGTCAACAAGCAAAATTTGACGACAAATCGTTTGACAAAAGTTTCAAGGGTTCACGTATGAGAAGCTTATGGGAGGCGCAAGATGAAGAGACTAATAAAGCCAAAGGAATTGAGGTAAGCAATTTTGCTAGATGGAAATCTGAATCAATGAATCAAATGATATCAGCAGGTTTTTCATTTATTCAAACTGTTTTTGGCGCATTTTCTGGATGGAATGAAACACTATTTATGCTTTTTTTTGGAATGTTAGGGTCAATCTTTTTCCCAATTTTTATGATAGTGAATGTCTTCACTAGTATATGGGCTCATATTTCTGCGTTAGCTAAAAAGGGTGTTGATGGAAGTTTACACACGGGAATTAGTTGGTTAAAGAGGAAGACTCGAAAGGAAAATGGTGAAACTGATTTTGAAGAACCACCAGCTAGTATCTTTAAAGTTTTGGGTTTAGCATCTAAAAAGGAACCAGATGATATTACTTGGTGGGAGAACATTATGTTTGTTTTAAAATTTATCCTTTTCTATATGTTAATTTCAATTTACTTTATGATCTCTTCATTATTGGTATCGCCAATATATACAACATTTTATACAATATTCAAAATAGTGGGTATAAAATACAAGTTAAAACTTGAAGATGACTTTTCGAGCGATGATTCTGGAAGTGGGGATTCAGGATTAAAAGGTATTATGAACTTTATTCGTGATTCATTTGCCTACAAACGAACTTATTTAGTGGCATTGTCGATTGTTAACTTGTTAATGCAGGCCAATATTTTTCTTGGAACTTATTATTTTGCTGCTATATTTATTTCGATTATATTAGCCATTGTATTTTGTAACATATTTGTGTCTAAAAAGTCACCAGGTGATAATACGCAGATACCAATGGACCCGGATACAGATTCAAAATCGAATGATGATGATGAATTAGATGCAGAAGATGAAGGTGATGAATGTGACAATAATAAGTCTGCTATTGAAAAAATTCAAGCCAAAATTGCTGACTTGGTATATAATAACAAAGACAGTCTTCACAATACTCAAAGTCAATCACAAGATTTATTAAAACAAGCATATTTGTGCTGTAATGATAAAGTAGGTGTTGTTGCTACAACCGATGGTGGCGTTTACACCAAAGAACAATTGAAAAATTTACAACAAATGACTGGTTTCCAAAAATTAAATGAAGATGTTAATAATCTTGCAAAACAGTATTTTAACGGCGCTGATTTTGGAAAGAAGAGTCTCTTATTAGATACCAGTGACCCAGAGGAAATTCAAGTGCAAAAATTAAACGCACAATTAAAATATTTACAAAAATATGTAGTTGCATTGCAAACAGCAAATAAAAAATGTAAAGAAAGTTTAGTAATTTTTTCTGAAGCTGACCCAATTAAGGATATAAAGAGGGGGCGTCTTGATACAACGGGTCTCCCCGGTAACCCGTTTTTCCTATTAATGACAAATTTACAAAAAGCTGAAACGGCAATTTATCAAGTAAGACCTAAGATTATTAATATTATAACAGACAGCGTTGAAGGGAATAAAACTAATAAGGATACTTCTGCTCCTAAACCAGACCTAACATTAGGTGTACCTAAGGATAATTCTCTCTTATCTAAAATTGGAATTAACACAACCAAAAATAATTTGAAATACAATGAAACATTTATGGAATTAGAAAGTACAATTGGCAAATTAATGACAACAGTTTTTGGTAATAAAGATGTGTTTATTGATATAATAATTGCACCAGAATCACCAGTTGCTCAGAGTATTATCGACTATAATGTCTTTATAGAGAAGGATATAGCATTAATAACAGACGAACCAGTATTTAAAGAAACAATAGCGAAATTAAATCTTGGTTCAACAAATCCTGAATTTAAATCATTAATAAGTGGTGGTGGCAAAAAAAATCATTCACGTCGCAATCACAAAACACAAGCGGGATCTAATGCAACAAAAGAATACAACATAAGGCTTGTTTAAAGAATAAAAACTGTTACAGAAAATAAAAATTATAATTGTAGTTATTTCACAATTATAATTTAAATAATAAATAACTATATCATTTATTAAAGATGACCAAATCTAACAACAAAAAAACCAAACAGAAGAATAAAAATAAGAATAAAAATTCAAAAAGTGCGAATGCAAATCTTAATACTAGTGTAAATGTAGAACAATGTGATAACGATTCTGACTCAGATTCGGTGTCTGGTTCAGGTTCAGAAGTGCTGCCATTTGTTAGTATATGCACTCCAACATTCAACCGTAGACCATTCATTCCTTTTATGATAAAATGTTTTGAGCATCAAACCTATCCAAAGGAGCGTATAGAATGGATTATCATTGACGACGGTACAGATCCAATTGAAGACCTAGTAAAGGATATTGAGCAAGTCAAATACTTTTATTATGAGGAAAAAATGTTACTGGGTAAGAAGCGCAATCTGATGCATAAAAAATGCAAAGGCGATATTATTATTTATATGGATGACGATGACTATTATCCGCCAGAGCGAATATCACACGCTGTTGAGACATTACTGGAAAACCCACAAGTCCTCGTTGCCGGCAGCAGTGAAATGCACTTTTATTTTGATTCAAGGAATCAGGTATACCAGTGTGGACCTTACAAAGAGTTTCACGCAACAGCGGCAACATTTGCCTTTAAAAAAGAGCTGCTATTGGAGACAAGTTACAATGAGGAAAACGCCTTAGCTGAAGAGCGACACTTTTTAAAGAATTACACCATTCCTTTGAAGCAACTGGACACATTGAAATCAATTATGGTCTTTTCTCATAAGCATAATTCGTTAAATAAAGAGAAGATGTTGGAAAATATGGAGGCAACCAAAACAAAGTTGTCCCGTTATACAGTCGATGATTTCATCAAGGACCCAGTATTGAAGCAATTTTATATGGTTGATATGAATGAATTACTAACAAATTACGAACCAGGGAAGCCAGAACATAAACCCAAATTACTGGAGCAAATCAAAAAAATGGAAGAGGAACGCAATCGCAGATTAGAAGACCATAATAAAATGTTAATGGCTCAGAGCCGTATTTTCTCAAATCAATCACAAGGCAACCACCAGCAAGGTAATCAACAAATTGACGAATTACGGAAACATTATGAGAAGCAAATTGCAGACAAGGTGTATTTAATAAGTGAACTGTTGAAGAAAATTAAAGACCTCAATACAGAGCTAGCTTCCTATAAGGATATAGATAAATCAAAATAATTATTATTTAATCAAATAATATAAAGACAACTGTCCTTATTAGTATATAATAGCAAGTAAAAGATGCCGTATTACGACAATGATAACAATGACGCCAATTCGTTAAACACCAATGATAGAATACTGGAGGCGAAAAGACAGCTGCAGAGGAATGACAAATATTTCCAGCGTGTTACTAGAAAAGTTCTTGATATGGATACAATGGTAAAGAATGATGATGGTAGGGAGTATTACAAGAAGGTTCATATTAATCTCTATGGTAGCGGAATTATGGGAACTAAAATACGAAATGCTGTGACTGGTGAGAGATATGAATACAAGGTTGGCAGTAAAGAGCAGGACTTGTTTTTCTCGGTCGCTCTCTGCACTGGAGAGAATGGAATGAAGGAGTCTCTTTCTTTGTTCTATGACTCACCTGAACAATATGAGAACCATATGTTTCAAACAATTGATATGACTGCGAAGGGCAATTGGTATTATGATTGCATCAAATTTAAGAAGGAGCTTGGATTGATTGTCTAAGCAACCTTTGAAAGGTTGCGCCAAACCTTAACTGAAATAATAATTTATGCTTTAAAGTATAAATTATTTTATAATAAATTCATAATTGAAATACTTAATTAATAAGTAAAAATAAAGGGATTGTTTGGCTCTTAGCGCAGCAGAACCTTTCTTAAAGGTGGAAAAAGGTTGCAGAATTAGTCTGCCTCGTGTTCATCCTCCGACACTACAATATCCTCCGTATCTTCTGCATCCTCCTTGGTGTACTTATCTAAATACCGATAAATGCGATTAATATCTAATTTGGATATATCATAATTCTCAAACAGTGTCAATATCTCATTATCTCCAGCCGGATATTTGTTCTTAATATCCAAGAAAAATGCAAACATATCCTTCTTATCCATTGCTAATTGTTGGCACAAATTTTGAATAAATATGGAATTGTTGTATTCTGTCGAGTATTTTGTTAGTACCTTTGTGAATCTAACCTCTGCTGGATTGAACTTCTGTTTATTCTTCTTCTTTGCATTAATTTGTTGGAATAACTCGTGATACAGTTGGTTATTTTTAAATGTCTTAATTAAAGAACTCATCTCATTAAACTGCCAAATCTGCTTCTGAAATGTGATGCGGTCAATGTAATCTGCAAAGCACATATTATCCAATATCTTCAAATAAAAAGGAATCGCCTCATCTTTATCCAATTTACCAAGAACATCAATAATATTCTCGTGCCACAATAATCCGACAATTGTCCTGTCTGTCTCGTTCATAATTGTTAGATGTTCTTCAATTGGATAATGGCTATTAATCAACTTCTTTGTAATTTGGCGTGTGTCGTCATTATACGACTTCATTAGAAATATATTCTGAATAATATTGTTATTGAGTATGTCCTGTTTGTTCTTATATAGTTCATAAATGGTTGTCATTTTTCTTAAATCACCTTGAATAAAGTGAATTATGTTAGTTCGCATACTTTCATCAATAGTTGGAATCATAAGATTTAAAATGTTATTCATTTGAATCTTGGTTGGCGGCTTAAGTTCTATCACATTGCAGACCTTCATTAGCTCCTTGATTTTCTTATCAATATGATAATTGCCAATGCATATAATTGGATTCAATGTTATCTCTTCTAGTCGCTGTTTTTTCGTCTTCTTGGGCCTGATAATTTTAATTAGCGAGTTAATACCACCCTTGTCACCATTATTCATCCCATCAATCTCATCCATCACAATTGCAATTCTCTTAACCTTCTTGTGAAACAAACTCATAATATTTTTGTCTGACATATTGTGCTTTGTAATCGTGTCAATAATTGACTTATTGCGAATATCACCGGCATCATATTTGACGACATCATAATCCAATTCTTTCAAAATTTTTGTCACAAACGTCGTCTTACCTGAGCCAGGATCGCCGTAAATATAGATGCCTTTTTTGGTTGTTAAGTTGTGTTTGTTAAGTTCAAAGTCCTTTAAAATGGCCTTCATTTTGTTGGCTTCATCTTCTCTACCTAACAAATTATTGACATCGATTATATCCATTGTATATTATTGTATATATTTTATTAGGTTCTTTTTATGTTGATTTTTACTCAAACCAAGTTCTTCTATTTTTTGTTGTATTAATTCACGGCATTTGGTAGAACTATTATCAATGCAATAGAAATTCAAGAATACCAAGTAATTTAGGTAAACACAATCTCGGAACAAATATCTCTTCCATTTTATCCACTTGTCAATGTTATGAACTAACAAATTATTAAATACAAATGAATGATCCTTCCGAATAACATCTCTTATATAACTTTCAAATCTGCAACAGCTTATATAATCTCTTATAAACCGGTGATTTTCAAGATACAACCCTTTATTAAGAAACATTTTTACCTTTCGAGTAATGAATGAACTAACAAATGTTTTCAATTCGTCAGGTAATTTGCAGACATTTTGCAGCAATGTGGGTTCAAAATTTGTTGAATTATTCAAAAATGTTATTGACATTGTGTTTGACTTTCCTTAAAAATATAATATTTAAAAATTATATTATATATTTTAATTTACTTGAATCATTTCAAACCAACAAACTAACAAATTCTTGTTATCTTGTTAGTTTAGTTATACAGGAGGAGCTTCTTCTGTACTAGTATCACAGGGATTTTTAACACCATATGTTATTCCATCCCAAGTAACACCACAAGTATTTGCCCATTTATATTTATTACATAACCCATCTTCACCGCTATATATAGATTGTGTGAAATCCATTGTTTTACTACAAGTATTACTTCCTAAATCCTTCACATTTTGACACTCTGCACCATCCCCCTTCAAATCAAGCCAATAATCAGGACAAGAACCTATAATTGGTGGCCAAACTATTGATGAACTTGATTTAGACATTGAAATACCAATTACAACTAACAATACAATTAGACCTATAACTGCAATTGTTAGTATTATCTTTTGAAAAGTCATTTCCATTATATAAATAATTATATATTTTTTTTATGAATGTATTATAATATGAATAATAAAATAGTACAAAATTGCAATACTGACCGTGTATCTAACAATGGCAGAGTCGATTTGTTAAATCCTCCTGATATTTCCAACTTATTTGCTATGTATGATAAAATCCCCGCTAATCAATGCACAACTTTTAGGAATGCAACTTTAGGTCAATGGGATGAAACTCCGCTATCCGAGGCATTTTTCTCTAAGGAAAATATTCAGATTCTTCAGAATGGCATTCGTGCCGGTGTCAATCATATGTCGAATGGACAGTATGTGATTGGACAACAAGATTGCGACTCATTGAAAATTATTATGCGAGGCATTTTCCTGCAATATTCTGCCAATTTACCTACTCAAGTAATGCAACAAATTCAGGAGCTGAATAAGATGGTTTTAGATTACGCAGTTCCTAAGGTTTTTGGAGAGACGAAGGGATATATTAAGTATTTGTATGATGCCAGCACATTGGTAGTTCCATTGGCTACACCAATTAGCGATTCACAGTTTGATAAGAGAACATACAAGATGCCTAAATGGTTTTAAAGTGTAACGACTGTTTAAGCGCAGCGACTGTTTAAGCGCAGCGACTGTTTAAGCGCAGCGACTGTTTAAGCGCAGCGACTGTTTAAGCGTAGCGACTGTTTAAGTTTTTCAATAAGCAACTGTTTTAAAGTGCAGAAATTAGAAAAAAATAATACTAGCAATTCACTAGTATTATTTACATTTTTATTTTTATTTTGTTATATTTTATTTTTTTTGTTTTTAAAATTATTTGCAAGTCTAAAGAATTTGTATCTATTCAATTTCTAACTGAACCTTCTTTTTACCTTTAACAACTATTTTAGCCTTACCACCGCCTATTTTTGTTCCAGATTTTGTTCCTAGACCATTGATTGCAATATCTCGCTCTGTTCTGTAATTACCATATTCCTGCTCTAACGCATTTAATTCTCTTAACCACATTTGTTGACAAGTCGTCGCTTTAATTTCCACCAATTCTGCTTGTTTTCTATCATATTCAGCATTCAGCTTTTCAACATTTTCTTCAGACACTGAGTCCATCGGCATCTTGACTAAATACTTGTATTCTTCATCTACTACATTACTCTCACTGATAACCTTTTGATAACCCTTTGTCTGAAGCATCTGAATAATCTCATCCTTCTTCTTCTTGCGCAAGTCGATTGTTCCATTTAGAACTTCTTGAATATATTTAGCCTTGTTTGACAAGACAACCAACTCTTTTTCCAAGACATCAATTATATGAGCTTTTCTTGTTCCATAATATTCCAACCTGACTCCATAAAAGTCGTCAATAATATCGCTTACTGAATTATATTTCTTCAACTTGTCTTCCGAATTAAACAGATTCATATTGGTCGTGCTATTTGTGCTATACAACTTCAACAATTTCTCTAGACCATTACATCCATTATCACCTGCTATCGATTCAAGTTCAGCTAGGATACCTTTGTTAAAGGTAATGACAAAATCCACATTGGTATCTTTACTATTGTCGTCATATTCCTTCACATAAGGTGCAAGT